GGTGTTCTCGCTAAGAACTGTAACCTCTAACTCCACGCGCTCGCCAGTTGGAGCGAATTGCTCAGACTTGTAAACCTTAGCCTCTTGACGAGCAACTTCCTGCTCTTGGCTCTTTTGCTTTGCTTTGATAATTGAAACTAAGATTCCGACTGTGCTGTGGCTTTGATATTCCAAACCGCACACAACCCTGACATTCTCAGCGTAACTAGATTCGCCTTCAAAGTTCTTGCCGTATTCGATTAACTCTCTAGCCTTCTCATATTCAACCTCGGTTGGTTTTTGTCCTACAAATTCTTTCCAGTTATTAGCCCCGTGATGTCCGCCGTTTAAGTATTCCCAAACAAGAGACTTAGTAGAGATGCCTGAACCTGAAGGAATGTATCCACCCTTTTCGACTTGAGTGATTGCGTGAGCCAAGACTCCGACTGTTGAATGACCTGTCCAGCCGTTGCCTGAATATCCACCAAACTCTTCTTCGAAAGTTTCCTCTGTTGGCAAGTAAGAAGCGCTAAACTGCCAGCCTATGTAATCCTTAACGCAACTTGAACCAACCTGACAAACTTTGCCTTCTTCGTTTTGCACAAAGATTACTGTTGAGCGAGCGCGGACTTTTTGGCAATGCTCGCAATATCCAACCTTGACCTCAGATGGCTTAACTTCACGACCACCTGCGATTGATTTTGTGATTGCTTTGCCTTCGATAAACTCAGCAACGCCGATGAACTGCCAGCCGTTAAATTTTACTGGCTCGCCTTCAATAACTAAAACTTGATATTCGTGGCTGATGCCTTCTATTTCTTCAAAACGCTTTTCAATGCGTACTTGGTAGCCACCGCTTAAACCTTTTTTCTGAGCGCGTTGAGCAAGTTTCTGCGCCTTAGCAAGAGTTTTCTCAACTCCTATTTCAGAGATTCTAAACTCTCTCATCTTGCCCTCCTCTCGGGACAAGACAAGTATATCACAACTGGGGTTAGTTATTCTCTCTTCTGAGGCGCTCTTCTTGAATCATGCCTAGGGTCAGGAAGTAGCCAATCCCATCTACCACCGTGTCAGGCTTAGATTGATTGACCTCACGGGCTATCTTCATGCCCACCATGCAAAGGGCTACCTGCTCAGCAGAAACCTCACAGCCGAGGATTACAGCCCATATCTTTGAAGCCCTAGTTAAGTTATCCAAAGGGTGTCCGTAAGCGTCCTGACGGTCTCCTGAGACCAATTCAGCGGCGTATAAGGCTATGTCCCTTGGGTCGTTCATAATACTTGGATGTCCGAGACTCCCTCGCTGGTTACTAGGAATGTCAGAACTCCCACATCGGCAATCTCCCCCGTCGATTGTCTCCACCACACGCTTCCCCCGTCGAGGGCTGGTGCTTGTAGCCATTTGACTCCTCCCCAATCCGCTAGTTTGAATGAATGATAGTGACCAGTCACCAAAATGTCACAATCGCCAATTTTTTGACGCCCTAGTGTTTGGTCAGCAATCCACCTACGCAACTTACCTTCAACTCCCTGTCCCGAGCGAGCAAGGTGTCCGTGGGTGATTCCGATAATTTGTCCATGAACTTCAATAGTTAGGCTCAACTCATCGGTTGGAATAGCAAAACGAATATGACCGTAGGCTTCAGGGTTGGCTTGAAAGATTTCTGCTACTGATTCAACTAGGGCTACATCGTCATTGTCATTGAGAGTCGTAAAGGCTTTTCCGTTCTTACGGTTTTCGCCATGGTTTCCACCAATCGCCGCAACGGTGATATTAGGGACAACCTTTGACCAACGGATAAGAGCATCTCTGAGGAGACGACGAGCAATCTTTACTTGGTCTCTTCTATCGACTTCGACTGTAAAGGTCTGAATATCATAGTGACCGTCGCATCCCTCAACTAAATCACCTAGGCATAAAACGGTGATTGAATCAATCGGGCGACCTATCTTTTTTAATTCTTTAATTCTAAACTCAACATCATCAACTGCTTGGAGCCATCTACTAACTAAACCTTTTAGACCGTCGCCATCTTTTTTACCTGTCTGCCAATCTGCGGCACATACGACAAGGCTTGCCCCACCTGTAATTGGTTTGCGCTCGCGGGGTTTGTGTTTCTTTATCTCTTCGATTAAGGCTTCAATATCGGCAACTTCTTGTTTGCCTTTTCGAACTACTTTGCCCTTCCATTGGCGATTAAGAACTCCTAAAGTATCGCCCCACACATTGAAAAGAACTGGTTCTACTACTTGAAAATGCTCGGGGTCTAATCCCCACATTCGAAGAACTCCTGACCAATCGGGTGCGTTATCACCCTCCATTGGTTGAGTTGTTACAACTCCTTCTTCGCCTTGCCAAGTAACCCCAGGCAACCATTCTGCTTGTCTTTGACGAGGTTCAGTTTTTTGAACTGAATTCATCTCACTCGTCTTAAGCAGATTATCTAAAGCGTCATCAAGACTCATTCGGACACTTACACCCGTCTTTACCTAGAAGCCTTCGTCGATGCCTTCTAAGAACATCGCTAGAAGATACTTGAAGTCCGTAGGCTAACATAACCTCGCCAAGACGAGCAGAGTTTACTTTTTCATTCCGCATGATTTCATTAAGTTTAGAACGCAAAGGTTCATCCAATTTTGCAACTAATCTGCCGATTGAACAACCAGTCTGTTGTCTATCAAAACCAACTAAAGAATCTAAATCCCTAAAAAAATCATCCTGATTTATTTTTTGATTTACAACGAGGGCATCTGATACTCCACGGGCGCGTTGCACTTTCGAAGAGGAGCCTGTCACATTTCCAGCATCGTTGGAACTCATCGGTTGTTGCGTTTCTGCCATACGGGTCTACCACTCTCTCTTGCGGAGCCGTTGGCTCCTCGCTTACATTCTCACTAGGCATCGGAAATTCACCGAGATTAGTGGGCGGTACTTCGGGTCTACTCCTAACAAGTTTACTGAACCCATCGGTTCAATCCTCATAATATGCACCCCCGAGACGGTCTTTTCAAGCACCGACGCGAGCAACACGCGAATATTTTCTGCCTTATCTCTAGCGGTTGGATAGTCCTCTCGACCTGCTCTAGTAATAATTTGAAGCATTGGATAATCAATTTGAATACCGCCTGAACCCATAGTAAATGTTGGGGAACTTCCAGCGTTTTCATACACGGCTACGCAAGCATCGGGAGTTTCAGGAAGGGTTCCAAGAAAAATAGATGTGCCAAGGGTGCCTTGAGAAGCATGAGCGCCAAAAGCGCTTGCTGTGTTTTGTAGGTAATCTCCTACTGATTCAAGAATAGTTGGCATTAGCCCCTATGACCTTTCTCTATAATGTCCATAATTCTACCCTTAATGTTTTGTTGGATAGTGGACATTGCTTCCATGACTGGTTGCTCAAGGTACTTAGCCTGTGTCGGAGGCTTATGGTAGTTGCCAATAATCTCATGGACATAAAGAGCGTAAGACGCGGCGGGACCACCATAGAAAATATCTACAAAATAACCTTGGTTTCCCATTTGTGGGGCGGATACTCCGCCTGAGCCACGAAGAACACCTGTATCAACTGGAACAAGAATCTGAGATTTAGCAAAAATAACATTAGCCTCTTCCCATATTGCTTGGGCTATTGCTCTAGGGGTATCTTCTTTACCAGCCTTAAGAGCATTAACTAATTCTTTATCACCCTCTAAATCAAGTGTGAAAGACGCCTTTGCCATAATTACCGTCCAAATCTGATGACGGTGTGATGCGCTCCGTTTTCGTCTGCGATGTTATCTATGGCATTGATGGTAAAGGTGTCCGCCCCGACGACCATCCTATGAGCAACCGTGATTGATGTCGCGGGACCCTTGGTGATGAATCGTCCAATATCAACAACTTCGATTCCTTGAACATCTTTAGATTTAACTGTGTCATAAATTAAGCGACCTGTTACGGTCACATTTGTATTAGAGGCACCAAAGGTAGTTTTGTTGTACTTATCAACAGAAGCCTTTGGAGTAAAGACAACAGAGTCAGTCATGAACTCTGCTACTTTGTTATAGATAGCATCCATTGGCTACCCCTATTCAACTATACGATGGTCGTAGACATTGTTAGGGTTATCGTGAATACCAGCATAGAAGTCAGTATTGAAGTCATCAACAATTCTGTCATTTGTAGACTTCAGACCTTGGGCGTTTGCGAACGGACGAGGTGGTGATTTACGCATTTGTCTACGCAATAGACTTTCAGCCAAATCTTTGTAGTGCTGAATCTTTGACGAATAAGATTCTGAAACAGAGATGTCTCCGACGCTCTTAGAACTGCTATCGGCTAGACGGCTAAAACGAGCAATAAGGACTTCAGCCAACTCACGCGCCGCGCTGTAAGCATCTCCGCCCCACTCAGTAATTACATAGTTTAATTCTTCATCACTAAAAAGCGCATCTGTTGAAGTTGTATCGCTAATAAGAAAACGCACATAGTTACGGGTAGATGTACTTGGGTCACCCGAATAGGTAAATGTCATTACATTCCACCTAGCATAAGCATCTGAGTACGAGCAAGATTTAAGGCTGTTTTTACATTAACGGCATCGGTATCTGTTGCTTCAGAGGCATCGCCTAGACCTGTAATTTTGTAAGTACCAGCGGCGAGAGCGTTGCCTAAAGTAACGCTAGAAAGCGTTCCACCGTTTATTGCAGGTGAGGTCAAAGTCTTGTTGGTTAGGGTGTCGGTTGTAGCCCGTCCAACCAAAGTATCGGTTGCATCAGGAAGCGTGATTGTTCTGTCAGCCGTTGGGTCTGCAACTGTTAAAGTTGTTTCAAAACCATCATTAGTAGTACCTTCAAAAATGATGTCAGCGCCAGCACCAAGGGTTACTGTTGCAGTAAAATTTGGAGCGGACTTAAGAAGATAGTCGTCTAACTCAGTATCAATATCTGTTGCTAGATTAAGAAAGTCAGTATGGACGGCAGGGTTATCTCCCGCGGTTGGGTATCTAAGCCCTTTGCTTGTTGTTCCTGCCATTTGTTTATCCTTCCTTAGATATTCGTCTGAGAAACAGTAAAACCAGTAGGGGTTTTTGGGGTAAATTGATTGTTTACAACGGTCATATCGCCATCTACTAACGACCCACTTGTAGTGCTAGTTGTATAAGATGTAGCGGCATCTGTCATAGATGTAGTTGAATAAACAACCGACATACCACCAACAGTATAAGTCCCAGTCTTGCTTCCGTCACTTGGTAATTTTGCAATAAACAAATCTAAAGGGGCAGAACTTCCACTTGCTCCTCCATTAAAAACATGGTAAATATCATTATTTGAATCAATAGCCAATTCTTGCCCAAGTGTATAAGTACTTACCTGTAATGCTCTTTGCCATTGAAGAGTTCCACTTGAATTATATTTAGCAATTCCCGTTTGGTAAAGAGCATCGTTTGAATTGGTGCTGTAGTAACCTGAAAAATAAACATTATCACTAGAATCTACTACACAACCATACTGACCGATGGTGAACTGACTAGGCTGGTATAACCTTCTTTCCCATTGCAAAGTCCCACTTGAATTATATTTTCTTAATCCCCATCCGTATTGACCAGAGGCATCTCCAAAATATGTGTTGGAATAAACATTTAAGGTAGAATCAACCGCAACACTTCGGGTCTGTGAAGTAGCACCACTAGAGGCATACCAACTTCTTGACCATTGCAAAGCACCAGCAGAATTTATCTTTGATACTAGCCCACTCTGATAGCCGCTTGTAATATTTGTATAACCTGCTCCGTAAAAATTTCCCGAGGCATCAGCGGCAGAAGCGTCATATTCATTATCGCCAATATCGTGATATTTTTGCCATTGTAAAGTTCCATCTGTATTAAATTTTGCAACAAAACCCTTTGTGCCACTTGCAGTTGATGAACGACCAGCAAGAAAAATGTTATCGCTTCCATCTATTGACAAATTTGAAACATATTGATTGTAAGTAGTGTTTCCCACTTCCCTATCCCATATCAAAACTCCATTTGGAGAAATCTTGAAAAGATAATATTGACCCGAGTTTGTTCCATCATTACGGTTAAATACTGCATAACAGTTTCCGTTCGCGTCAGTTTTTACACTTCCACAAGTTACACCATTAGTCTGATTTCCTTCGACGGGAATTTTTACAGTCCATTGATATGTTCCATTTGCAGAATTAAACTTACTAATCGCAAAATTTTTTATTCCACCTTCATCCTGAATATCATGGTTTACATAAGTAGCCCCAGCGCGTGAGGAAATCCCTCTAAAGTTTGTAGAGGAATCTTGACTGATACGAGCCATCCAATAACCTGTTGATGCCGCAGTTTGTCGAGCGCCAATGGTATTTATATCTTGAGTTGTCATGCTAGAAACAGCAACCCCAGGAAGCATAATTTTCTGTAAAGATAGATGGTTCATAGAGACATCTCCCTTGGTGGTTGTAACGCTGAAAAATTAGAAACTACTGGTGTTTGTGTCCAAGAAATATTTTGCTCATCCCAATACCAAATATCATTATCGGCTGGTTTTTCAACTGGATAAACCCATGTGCAGGTTTCTTCATCTAAAACAAAACTTGGAAAATCTTTTGGTTTTGGAGGTATGAAGGCATCTTGAACTTCATCATAAAAATAGCCAATTCCTGCAAAGTTTTTCCGTAATGGAATTCCTCCGTTTAAGTGAACGCCACAACTTGTGTTATAGGATGTTTGAATCCATGTTCCACCTAAACCTAAATCAGAGGCTAAAAATTCTTGTCCTCTGTTTTCTTGCTCATCAGAAACAACTAAAACAGAAACAACAATATTATTTTCATCAATTTTTGCAAAATGCGCCATTAGACAGGATACCTCACAATTACTAAACCTGAACCGCCGTTGCCTCCGTTAGCACTATTGGAGCCTGAACCGCCACCACCGCTACCCGTATTTGTAGAACCAGCACTTCCATTCTGTCCTGTGTTACCGCCGTTTCCACCTACGGTGTTACCGCCAGTTCCTCCACCAGCAGAATTCGCTCCGCCACCTCCACCACCGCCAGCGTAATAACCGCTTCCACCAGTTGATGTTGCACTTGCCCAAGTGCTAAAAAGATTAGTGCCGCCACCGCCGTTGCCACCAACTTGATAACTTCCAACAAAATATTTCTTATCTTCTCCAGCAGAACCCGCTCCGCCACCGCCACCGCCGCCTAAAAGTGGTTGATTTTGAAGAGTAGTCCATGCGTCTCCGCCTTTATTTCCGTAATGAGTTCCACCTTCACGAATACCTAAACTTTTGCTTCCTCCTTGATAAAATCTTCCACTACCACTTTGGTCTGCGTATGGACCTGAGCCACCACCTGAGCCACCAGTAGCACCACCACTACCATAACTACCAGCGCCACCGCTAATAGCGGTTAGAGTCCCAAAAGATGATGTGTTTCCATCATTTCCACTACCACCTTGGCCGCGAGTGCCGCCAGCGCCTACGGTAATAGTTATATTTGATGTAATTAGATATGAAGGATGATACATCAATCCACCCGCTCCGCCACCACCAGCGGCAAAATGAGCATAACCAATATTAAAACCGCCCGAGCCACCGCCACCGCCGCCAATAATTATTATTTCACAATATCCCGCAGTAGATACAGTTAAGGTTCCTGACGATAGGAAAGTATGATACTTAAACCCACCACTTGTAACTTCAGTTCCACCACTTGCAACTGGCTTTGGCTTGAAAAGGCTTTTAGCCGAGGGAGAAGAGATGTCTCCTGAAGCGAAAGTAGAAACCTGAGCCGATGGGTTCGAACCATTCAATCGAGATTGTAATGACACGAAAACCCCTTATGTAGTCGCTACGCGGTTTACAAATCCGTGAATTGTTACAACATTTGTTGTTCCAGCGTATGCCGCTAGAACTAAAGAGTTACGCAAAACTAAATCAGGGGCAACAAGGGTTAATCCTGTCTGCGCTGGAATAGCCAACTTAATGTCATCATCAGGAGTAGATGTTCCGCCCCATTGAATAGTTAAGTTTACTGATGATGCTGATGAGTTGTAGGCATATAGCGTAATAACATCGCAGTCTGTCGTAGAAGATGTTGCTGTATGGATTGTGGTTCCAGTCGATGATGTTGCCGCAATCTTAATTCCACGACCATGCGTTGAACCTGAGAGTGGGATTCTTGATACTGTTGTTGGCATTTTTTATTTCTCCTTTTTAGGCGAACACTTGGACGGCGAAAGCAAAGGCTTGGTCGTTGGCTGATACTCCGCCTGATGCCGCCGCACCCCATTCAGGGATACCTCCAGCACCAACTACGAGCGTTTGTCCTGCTGTTCCAATAGCAAGTCTAGCAGGGGTGTTTGCTCCCGATGCGTAAATAATATCGCCTGTTGTTGTTGTAAGAGTATTGTTAATTACCCCTGAAGTTAGAGCAACTGTACCTGTTGAATCAGGGAATGTGATTGTTCGGTCAGCAGTTGGGTCTGTGATTGCTAATGTTGTTTCAAAATCGTTTGCTGTTGTTCCTTCAAAAACTACTGAGCCATCATTGAATATAGCGCCAGTAATTATTGGAGCAGTAAGAGTTTTATTTGTAAGGGTTTGTGTACCAGTTTCAGTAACAACACCCGATGGAATATCTGTTGTAAGGGCAAGGGTTCCTGTTGCGGTAGGAAGTGTTAAAGTTCCAGTATTTGAAATAGTTGAAATTACTGGACTTGTTAAAGTCTTGTTTGTAAGAGTTTGCGAATCATCTGTTCCAACGATTGTTCCGCTTGGAACTGACTTACCAAGAACCTGTGTTGAGGACAATACTACTGTTCCAGCAATCTCATAAGTTTTGCCAGTTAGTAGGTTAAAATTTTCTGAAGAAGTCCACGCATCTGTGGCATCTACCCAGTTAAGACTTTTATCTGTTGCGCCCTTAAGCGTAATACCTCCACCATCGGCTGTTACATCAGTCGGAGTTGTCACATCCGCAAGAACAATGTTCTTATCTTCAACTACAAGGTTAGTTGTGTTGATATTTGTGGTTGTTCCAGTAACGGTCAAATCACCTGCGATAGTGGTTGTTCCAGTAATGCCAACTCCACCAGTAATAACAGGCGCGGCTAAAGTCTTATTGGTAAGCGTCGCTACTGCATCTGCGGTGACTCCAGCGCCACCATTAGTGGTAATTGCCATATTATGCTATCTCGCTTCCGAACGCGTTGAATGACATGGTTGATGATGATGCGTAAATAGTGACTACATCTGAAGCATCGATAGTTACACCTAAAGTATAAGCCGCTGTTGTGTTGGCTTGGATACTAGCGTCATAAACTACATAGTGTTCAGGAGCGATTGTCGCTCCATTTGGACGAACAGCAATTCTGTATGTTCCTGAAGATGCCGCTTGATTACAAATTGTGATGGTTGAGATAACCGTTTGTGTTGAGGCAGGGCAGGTATACAGAGTTGTAGCAGTCGTGGCTGAGGGATTGGATTGACCCAATACCTTGTAAGTTGTTGCCATACGGTTATCCTCCGATTAGAAGTAATGGACTGATTGTACCAGTCGCGTTATTTGTGGCTGTTGTCGCACTTGCTGAAGCACTTGACGCTGAGGCTTGAGCCAAGGTGACGAAAGGAGAAATATCTGCTCCGTCTAGGCTGTAAGTTGCGGCGGTCAAAGCAGTATAAGTTGCAAACGCAGTATCTAACGCCGTATATGTAGCGTATGTACTAGGGATGTACCAATACTTTCCTGAAGCAAGAATCTTATCTGTTGTCTGATTGATTAAAGTATCTAAAGTAGCAATATTGGTTTCAAGGGTTGCAAAAGTTGTTTCATCAATAGCCTGTACGAAGTTCTCACTAAGGGTAGGGGTAGGGCTAAGGTCGGCTAAATCTAGTGAGCCAGCAGTCGTATAAGGCACCGAAATCGTGTATGTACGCCCTCCAGCAAAGGATTCTTCGACGGTATAGACAAAAGGGTTGGGTATGACATCAGGGTCGTTTGTAGCGGGTAGAATGACCGAAAAGGCACCAGCGCTTAAAGGAACTACGATGCTTGAGGGAGCAACCATTTGGTCATCTGTACCATTACGAAGAACATCACCAAGGGTAAATCGAACCTGTCCAGCAATCGCCGCACCTTCAAAATTTACATAATTACCTGTAATAGTTACCGTGGTTATTGATGCGGCAAGTGCCATTACGCACCAACCAAAAAGAATAAATCAAATCCTGAACCAAGGACATTTTCTGCCGTCTGTTTAGATGTTAAAGCACTACTAACCGCGGTTGATAATAAAGTAGTATTAGTTGAAGCCTCGGTTGTTGCAACTTCTAAATCTGTTAATAGAGTATTCGCTGTGTTGTATCGGGCAATGGGTACATACGGCTCAGCCATTTTAGACCCCCATCATCATCAACTGGTTAGTGTTGTAATTTTCTAAAGCGCTCGCCGCTTTAGAAGCGTCGGTAGCGTAAGTTCCTGCATCATCGGCTTTCTCGTCTGCGTCTACAACTAGAACACGAATAACCTCAGCGCCGTTGTAACGGGTTAAAAGAGCCTGATAAGAGTCTACTGATACATAAGCGGCGGCTTCAGCCGAACCTAGGGCTGGAAGAAGGTCTGCAAGATTTTGAGTGGTACCTGCTACCGATAGCGGTAAAGCCAATTCAATCGTGCGTCCGCCCGTAAAGTTCTCTTCAAAAGTATAAATAAAAGGTTGAGGTGTTACATCTGTATCGCTAGTTACAGGAAGGACGACACTAAAAGAACCCGTGGCATCAAAAGTTTTTTGGATTACAACAGGCATAATAATAAAATTCTGTGTAACTTCTTTTAGAATCGTTTGTGGGGTGATATTGATTGAGCCACGAACAGGGTTACCGCTCAAATCTACATAAGTCCCAACAACCGTACAGGTTGATAATGTTGTCGGTAAAGCCATTTATCAGGTGCCTTGACGAAGGATATTTACAGTCTGTGTGCTTGATGCAACCACAGCGTAAAGTTTTTCATCATCTTGCAACTCAACAGAAAAATTTGTTTCTGCTTTTAGTAGGTAGCCGTAACTTGTTGTAGTTACTCCTTCGCCACCTAAGTAAACATCTGCTCCACCAGCAGGATTTTGAACATTGATGGTTTGTCCATCTTTACCATCATAGTCTGAAGTTAGTTTAGTAGCAGTAGTTCCTACTGAAACTCTTTGGTGTGATATAGCCATATAAACTCCTAAGAAAGAGAAGGGCGACCCATTTTACCGAATCGCCCTTCGTGCTATTCAGCGACTTCTTTTGTTTTCTTTGTAGCCTTTGGCTTTGAAGCCTCTGCTACTTCTTCAACTACATCTTCTTCAATCAATTTGATGTAGCGATTATTAGCCAAAGACTTAGCGTGACGCCAACCTTTGACTTCTACGATGTCTCCAGCCACAAGTTTGCGACCATCAACAATCATTGATTTAAGAATTTGTGCTTTCATATTACTCAGTTGTGTCAATCCAGCAATATGAGAATGTTGCCGCCGCTTGGTTAATTGCACCTGCGGTTGGATTGTAGAGATAAATAGTTACTGTATCTGCCGCTGTAACAGCCGCTCCAGCAAAAATTAAATCATCATTCAAGTCTGATGGTGGATTCACAATAATGATGTCAGTTGTAGCCGCACCAGTTAATGTGAATGTTGTTGCACCACGGGTTGTTGCGTTGAGGTTAGCGGGGTCGATTTCTACTGTACCGAATTCGATACCGTAAACCATGTCGTTGTCGCCGATTTGTAGAGCGCCAACTGCCGCTTCACCCTTTGTAAGTCTGTTTACTAATGCCATTTTTTTCTCCTAAATAAAGGAAGGGAGTGAGACCGTCAAAAGTCCCACCCCCTTCTTTTAACTAATTAAGCGACGATTGTGTTCCAGAAGTAGCCGAGGTCAGAAGAAATAACTTTATTATCGAAAGCCATTTCTGCTTCAACGCGGTCTGACTTGATGGATTCCATACGGAACTGTGATGTTCCGATTGTTGCGCCAAGTCCACCTGATACACCAGTCCATGCGAATGTGTATCCAGCAGAAGGGGTCAATAGCCCAGGCTGAGGAGCAACATGGCAAAGAAGAGCCTTCTTACCATGAGCGAAGCCGTAGGCTTCTGCCGCACCTTCAACATTTGTTGCCTTGACTGCCTTTGCAACCATAACGCGAGGAATGTCGAACATTGCGGCCAACATATCGGTTGTGATTGTCTGTGATGATGTGTACTTGATGCGGTCTACAAGGTCAGGGTGATTCTTTAGTGACTTGAATACATCGTATCCAAGAACCAAAGTGTTCGCTTCCATTCCTGTGTTGCCCAAGATTTCAGCCTTTCCAGCCTCAATGTCTGAGATTGGGTCAGATGATGTGTAGTCAGACCATTGCTTTGTCTGTCCTGAAGATGGTGAACCAGCAACGCCAGCAACATCGTCAGCCCATACGCCAGTTCCAAAGAAATCGGATACCCATTGTAGTTCACGACGAAGCATTAAACGGCGAGTAACGAACTCTGTTGCCTCACGAAGAGGGTTTAGAGGAGCGTCTGCGTTAGCAACAGTTTGGTCATCAACATCCTTGTGGAAAGCCCACACATCTGCTGAATATGTTCCTGTTGAAAGGTTGTAACCGCCACCAGCAGATTCAGTTCCAGGCGCACGGCGTTGAGCCTCATCGCGGAACCAATCGTTCTTGGTGTAAGTAAAGTATTTATCGCTCTTCTTATCGACAGGGATTACTGGGAATACCTTGTCTGCGATAAAGTTATCTTGGTTCTGTAAATAAGCAACCGAGATATTTGTAAGAATTGCGTCCACATGGACGGAATTGATATTTGGCTGTGGCATTTTTAGTTAGCCCCCTAGTTCGCTCTTGTTGGGTTTGAGCAATTAACAACGGCGGTGATGACTTCAGCATCGGCTCCTGCCGCTGTAAGTGCCTGACCTACAACGAATTGAGTGGTGTCGGTTGTAGCAATCTTGTCTGCCTTACCTGCTGAGGTAACGCTCAAGAACGCAGGAAGTGTAATTGCTTCCCCTGCTACTAATTTAGTTCCACCTGAAACAAGAACTTCTGCTTCTTGTCCTGAAGTTGGAGCATTTTGTAAAACGCCAACTGGTACATCTGTGATTGCCGCGATAGCGACTGCCTCACCTGATGAATTCAACTTGACGAAGTTGTACTGCTTAGCGGAAAGGTCGGCACCTGCAACGAGGGTGACCTTTACCGAGTAATTGGAGATTTCGTATGCCATGTTTTAGGCACCTTTCTCGGATAGGTATTGGCTGTAAAGGTCAGGGTTTTTTGACGCAACATCAGCCATCGCCTGTGCGAATGACTTTGCTACACCCTCTTCAACAGCAGACTTAGCAAGCGTAGTCATACGCTCATAAGCATTGCCTGATTTGAAGTCCGCAGATTTGCCGATTTCTGCAAAAATAGATGCTGATTCAGCCTGAGCATTAACAGAAGAAAGAATCTCTTCAACGCTCTTTGCTAGTTCTGAATCTGTCTCAGACAAGCGACGAAGCGCTGGTCCAACTTTTTCAGCATTGATGTTGAGGTTAGCCCAACCCTTTGCCTTTTCGACTGCCTGTGCATCAGCACGGGCAATACGCTCTTTGCGAAGTTCAGCGGTAGCCGCGTCTGCTTGCTTTTTTAAGTCTGTAATCATTTTAACAACTGA